CTATTTCTCCGAACTGCTGGGGCGACAAGAAAATGGGGCAGGCTAACATCTCGCTGAGAGCGTTCGCCTGAGTCGCCGGCTGAATCAGGAGGAGTAAGAATACGGCAATGCAAGATATGACAAAGGAGAAAAGAAGCCTATTCTAAAGGAAGGAGAAAGGGAATGAGAATCATTAACACGAGGCCGCATGCCATCACATTTATCTATCAGGATGGGCATGAGGAAACTATCCCGCCCGCCGGGATAGTCATCAATGCCATCCCGGAAGAGGAAGTAGTGGAATCCCGAAACGGGATCCAGATTGTCAGGACGGCCTTCCGGCCGGACCCACAGACGGAGAAGCTGCTGGAGGCCCTTATTCAGCCAGATGCCTTAATCGTGGGCAGCGTCATTGCTGCCCAGGCATACCCTGGCAAGATCTTAGGTCTGGTCCCGGCGCCAGGATACGAAAGAGTTCCGCCGGAGAAGCGTCGGATGAATCCTTATAAGTTCATCACGTTCGCGAGGAAGCCGTCATGAGCACCTGGAAGGCCGTCGAGAAACGGATCGCAGCCCGCTTGGGAGGACAACGGACCAGCCAGTTGGGAAAGTCCACTCCCGATATAACCACCTCATGGCTGGTCTGCGAGGTCAAGTATCGCCGGAAACTGCCGCAGTGGATCATGCAGGCGCTGCGGCAGGCTCGCTCGGTAGCCTCCGAGAGCCAATTGGGGATCGTAGTCCTCCAGGAACGCTACGCTCGCGATGGCCTGGTCGTCTGCTCTCTTCGGGATTGGGTGGACTGGTTCGGAGGGCTCAAGGAGGAGGAAGGGGAAGTTTAAAATAGAGTTATCTGCTCTGTAAGACCCTTGTAACATGGATGTGGTATAATAGAGGTAAGAAGGGAGGCGAGGTCACTTGGGTGGCCCTTCCCGGTAAAAGTAAAAGGAGAAGAACGATAGTATCATAAAGGAGGAAATTAAAATGAAGAAAGAAACCCGATGCCGATATTGCGGCCGCCCCCTTCTTTCAGAAGGGGGCGTCCCCGATTGGGCCTACTGCCCAGACTGCGGGCGGCCTACCTTGGTAGCTCCCTTGAAGAGCACAGGTAGGGTTTCCAAGCCCTGCCCCCGGTGCAACACCGTCGTGGAGGCCAAGGATTTCCCTGGCCATAACATCTGGGATTATTGTCCCCAATGCGGCGCCAGAGTCCTCGTGGCCTGGCGACACCTGGAGGTACCAATTCGCCAATGAAGAAGAGGAAGAATACAAAGAATACAAAGACCATCTGGGATGCCGCGTATTGGGAGATCCAAAGAGAGGAGCGGATGGCATGGTTGAGCAAGAATGCAGCGTGGCATCCAGAAATCGGCTGGATCGAGGTATATCCTGGATGTGCAGATACTGCAAAGTGTGGAGAAGGCTGGTTCCAACCTGGAGAGTAGAATGCAGCGAGTGCTCCCAAAAAGAACCGAAATCCAGGTCAACAAGCGGCTTAAAACATGGTATAATACTATCAGAGGGGGGTTGTACCCTCCCCCAAAATAAAAAGTAAAAGGAGAAGAACGATGGCTAAACACTCTTGCGAATTCTGCGGATTCCCCCTGGAAGGCAAACAAACTCGACTCTGCCGCTATTGCCGCTTCCGGGAGCAAATGGCCCGCGAGCGCAGCCACGGCTGGCGAGGGGCGGACCCTTCGGAGGTAGTGGAGGATCGGAAGCGGGAAGTTGAACTTTACCTCCAGTATCCAGAAGGGGATCGCCCCTTCTGGTGGACTTCCGACAAACGGGAGGCCAGGTGGTTGGCTTCCCAGACCGAGCAACCCTTCTAAACAGCCGAAATGTCCCCGCCCCGCTGGGGCGGGGACATCCGCCGGGGATGGCCTCCCGGCGCTGAAGAGGTAGGCCATATTCAAAATAGGAGGACAACAATGAATCAATTGAAGCTCGAACCGATCCCCATGATTGTTGATCAAGAGGCATGGCCAGTCCCGCCCTACCCTTATGTTCTCTCTGATCAAGTTGAGTTGGTATGCCGTCTCCGCTCCACCCGGAGTGGTGCGAATGCCCGGTGGTGGGCTGGAGAACAGGCGAAACAGTGTCTGAACGATAGCCGTTACCAGCCCATTTTCCGGGCAATCGTTGAGGACTTTTCATGGGCCCCAGCCCATACGAAGGACAATCATAACCCTTTGTGGGAACCCCCGCGATCAGAGGCTCGGATTTTCCAGGGTGGGTCAGCCGTCCTGAACTGGACCGCTAAGGTCGTTTCTCCCCTGCCCGATGAGGGCAGGAAGATAATCGCTCTCGTAATTACGCTTGAACCCCGGGAAGAAAAATCCCAAGGCAGCTTAAAGGTACGTCCCATCGCTCCATTTTTCCCGGAGGATGCAGTTCCTTGGGCGGGGAGTGGGGTCAAGTGGTTGTATAACCACATGGTATACCCCTGTTCCCGGTACTTATGGCGCGTCATGGGCGGCATCGCCCATGCCATAGTACAGGCCAGCGATGATACCTGGATTTTGTCCCCGGATCACCCAGGGGACCCCATCCGCCTAGAATATCGGTCCTGGTACTGGCTGAGCCATCCGCTCCCGCGAAATGACATAGGAGGAACCGATTAAACCATGACAAAATGTGATGTTTGCAACGATCCTATATGGGTCCGGCCCATTGAATGGGCTGGCAAGACCCTCTGTAGCAGGTGTGCCCCCCCAAAAGTTGTAACTTGGGGCTACTTGGACTATACCATCGGTAGCCAGAAACCTTGGTATGTTAACGTGGCCGTCCGGGCCCGCGGTACACCTGTTACTGGATTCTTTGAGGGTTTTTATACCCTCATCGAAGACTACGCCTTTGACACAGAGAAAGAAGCTGCAGACAAAGTCTGCGAACTGCTACAAGACCCTGATTATCGTTTGGCCTCTGGCCAGGTCATGCCCGAATCCTAATGGAGGTAAGATAAAATGTTTTACATCCTAAACAGCGCTGTTGTCACGGCCCCTGGCCTGTATTGCTTTCCCTGGTGGCGTTGGCTGCTCTGGCTGAACCCACTAAGGAAAACAACCATACAAGCCCAATGTGCTCTCTGTGGCATTTCCATCCCACTCACTCGAGCCCGGCTCTGTGGCATTTCCATCCCACGCATCCGAGCCCCGCTCTGTCGCCACTGCCAAGTCCAAGCTCGAAAAGGCATAGACCCTTCGCAGATCGTGGCTACCCGTCGGCGTAGGGTCGCCTTCCATCTGAAATATTCCAAGGATCCGCTCCGTCCATATTGGTGGACGGACGATACCACGGAGGCCGCTTGGCTTCTGGGCCAGTCGACCCCTACGAACCTAGGAGACCACTAGCAAATGCGTCTAACACTGCAAGGACCAATCCCACTCATTACTGACTCCTGCCCGATGAGGGCAGGATCAGGTTGAAGTACGGGGCCTGGTATTGGCTGAGCCACCCGCTCACACGAAATGACATAGTCGGTTGTCGGTTAAAGGAGCTTATGGATGATGGAAACGTATCGGTGGCCTTGTGGTTGTGTTATCTGGGTTAAACAATCGAACCTTAGCCGCAGCGCGGGCAGGTCACATGTAAGCGCCTGGCCCTGCCCGGAGCATTCGGCTGTCCCCCAGTCCGTCCATGACTGGGTCTGGTTGCAGTCCGGGGCCCGCGATGAAGCTGAGGTTGCCCATTATCTGGGACTGGACCTCGGCGAAGCCGAGGTAATGGAGATGAGCAAATAATAGCAATCCGATGGCCATCCCTTTAGGGATGGCCATCTCTTTTTATGGTGACATCAGATCTTTTTGGAGATGGAGAGCAAGCAATGAAGATCACACATTGCGTCCGTTGTGGACAGAGCACTGATGACAAGCTCCTCTGCGATCAATGCCATCTCAAGTATCGCCTGTTCGTTAAACAATGCCCAGATATGGGGCCAGAGGGGTTGGAGGCGTATCTGAACCAACTTCGCTATGAAATGATTGAACGTTGGAGCTATTTCGACGAGTGGCGGCAAAACCTGGAGTGGCAGCAATTCCTGGATTATCAATAAAACTCTTAAGAGTCTTGACAGGTACATGTAAATCTACTATAACATACCTCCTGGAATAGAACTCCCTCCAGCTTCTTGCTGGGAAGGCGGAAGCCTATAGGCTTCCGCCTTTTTTTATTGCCTCTTGACAGAAGCATACGAATCTGTTATAATATTGCATTGATTGCCCCCACTGGGAGCGCAGGATGTTTGCATACCTGGCTTATGGACATGAGATAGGTTACACCGGCAATCATTTCTATTGGGTCCTGGCGGGCCGGGACTGGACCGGGAAGGTCGTTCTGCCGTTGCCTCAAACTCCGCCGAGTGCAGGCAGTAATTCTGCCACGAGGCATGTCCTCCGGCGGCATGGGAGCATAGACTATAAGTTCGTATGGGGCCTTGATCCCGCATATCCTGGTGGGCCTTGGGGAATGGGCATGGGGGACCTGGATCCGGCCACGGGAGCCGTTACGAATATCTTAGAGAACCAAGAGGCGGACTATGTAAGGAACAACTACGGGGCCATCCTGGGAGAAGATAAGATTTGGGTTTCCGACCCCCTTTGGTCGGGATCGATCAAGGAATATGACATTGAGACGCTGGACCTCCTCACCTCCTATTCCATCAATCCCTCTCGCTGGCCTAGCGTGATCGCCAACCTCCCCAGTGTCCCGGGGAAGATTCTGACGCAGTACCAGGCCGGAACTTACTATGATCGGCGGGGGGAGCTGGACCTTTCCACCGGAGGCTACTCCTACATCGGCCCCTCGGGATGGTATCTGGACACTCAGACCGCAATTGCCGCCTGCGGCCATACAGATGCCCGTGTCATCCAGTTGGCAGGCCCATACGGGGCTACCGAAAAATATCAATGCACTTTTTACTTCACCCCTTGGGACGATTCAGAAGACTTGAAATATTGGGGGATTACCGGCTGGAATTACCCCAGCAATCTCTATTATACTGAACCCGAAGGAACCAAATTTTACCCCTACCTGGAGAATGGGATCAATTCCATTTTTTCGGAAGATTTTGTTCCTCACTTGGCTGTCAACCCTGTTACTGGCAGGATTTACAAGAGCTGGATTGAGGTGGGCAGAGACCCCAGCTACCTGAATGCTTACAAAGTCGCCCAATACTGGGCTTATTCCGACGATGTGGGAGAGACCTGGAAGGGAACCACCAACCTGGGGTACATCACTTCAGATCTTGTTCCAGAATTCATTGTCCCCGGTCCTGACGGAAGCCTTTACCGGCATACCGCCAGAGGCCCCATCTACATTTACCGGTCCGCAGACGGTGGAGACACCTGGTCGGTCTATGGATCCGATTCTGGGCTCGGTTCTGGAGTCGGCCCAACCTCTTTATGGATAGATTGGCTAACCGGCCGGTTCTACTATGCCCGCTATAGTCATCGGGACATTCGGTTCAACTATGGGCCATCTGGCGGCAGTGATTTCTATAGCCGCCCCACCCAAACTATCGTTGAAGCCCCTGATCTATGGTATCCTACCGCCTTTGGTGCGGGTCGGCTTCCCGACGGGAAGTTTGTGGCCTTCTGGCGAGACTGGCGGGATGGGTTCCAGGTCTGCTATAGCAGCAGCGAGGAGAGCGGAGAATGGCAAGTGGGGCCATAGATCCCAAAACAGGAAGATTGCATTTGATTTACTGGGATGCGGGCTACATCAAGCATGCCTACTACGACCACGCAGGGGACTGGACGGAGGAGAATGTGGAGGCATGCCCCATCTACTGTGAGCCTGCGATGGTGCTCTTGAAGGACGGCAAGATCTTTGTGACCTGGACGGTGGACCGAACATGGTACCAGAAAATCCTTTAAAATCAAAGGTTTTGGAGTTAAGGAAGGCGGGGGTTGCTTATACGAAAATCGCCGAGCAACTGAATATCCCCTGGGGAACGGTGTATAGCTGGTGTCGTAAGGCCGGGCTGGTGGTCAGCCGGTCCTCCCCCGACAATCCCGACCACCCCGACAATCCCGACCACCCCGACAATCCCGACCACCCCGACAATCCCAACCTTCAACTTGAACTTCCCCAGCCGGAACTTCCGTCCCTTGAAGAATCTTCTTCCCAGGAGGAGATGGCCAAACGCATCCTAATCGCGGCCTTACCGGATGCCGCCAAGAAGCTCTGGGATGCTGTCCGCCAGGGCGGGAGGCCGACCTACACTTCGATCCGGGCCGCTGAACTGATCCTCCGGGCCATGCGGATCCTGACCGATAAGCAGGAGGTGGCCATCGGGGTGACCATGCTCCAGCGGGCCATCGAGGAGATCGTGAGCGAAGAGGCCGAAAAGCTGAATGCTGGATCAAACAACCATTGATGGAATTCGGGCCAAGGTGACGGAATTATTGGCGGAAGGTCTGCCCCCAGAACAAGTGAGCCACTTCCTCAAGGCCGGATATTATCCGCTGCCGGGCGGCCAGCGGAAATTCCATATTGCGGCCCGAGCTGCCGATTGGCCGAACCAGCCACGGTTCATCCTCATCGAGGGCAACCGAGGCGGCGGGAAAACCCATGCGGCTTTGGCTCAAGTCCTGCTGGATGATTGCCATCGGGCCGACGTCAATGCCTTGATCCTGCGTCGGATCGGGCTCGCCATGCGGGAGCAGATGGAGAGCCGCCAGTCGCGATTTTTGTTGCCCGGAACCTCCATGGAGTATGCCCGCAACACCGGAGTTATTCGCCTGGGCCAGTCCATCGTTCGGCTGGGTCATTATCATTCGGACCGCGACGTGGATCGCTACTTAGGACAGGAATATGATGTCATCCTGGTGGAGGAGCTGACCCAGCTGACATTGAATAAGTTTCTGGACATTGTTTCCTGCTTGCGGACTTCTAAGCCCGGCTGGAGGCCGCGGCTATATGCCACCACCAACCCAGAGGGGATCGGATTTACTTGGGTGAAACGACTCTGGATCTCTCGGCGATACTCCCAAGGTGAATTCCCCGGCGACTATACCTCCATCCGCGTCATGCTGAATGAGAATCCCTATCTGGATCAGGAGGAATATCTCCGCTCCCTGGGGAGCCTTTCAGAGGTGAAATACAAAGCCTGGGTGGAGGGCTCCTGGGACATCGCGACCGGCCAGTTCTTCGATTTTGACCGGAGCCGGGTGGTCCGGCCCAAGATGGAAGAGGTCCCCCACTATTGGCAGACCTGGGGGGCTTACGACTATGGCTGGACCCATCCTTCCGCTTGGCTCTCCTTCGCCATGGACAGCTTCAAGAATGTGTGGACCATCCGCGAATGGGGCGGCCCGCGGAAGCCGCTCTGGGAGCAGGTGGCCGAGATTGCCGCTTGGCCGGAGGCCAAGCGATGGCGATTCGTCGCATGTTCCCCCGATATGTGGGGACATTACGACGATGAAGGCAATACCATTGCCGCTAAGCTGGAGAAGGCTTTGAGGGAAGTGGGGATCCATGCTGTTCTGCGGCCGGCTTCCCCCGGCCGGATTCAGGGGGCGGCTGAAGTGCTCCATCGGCTGGGCGGGATGGGGAAAGAGCCGACCTGGTTCATCTGCGAGAATTGCGTTCGGCTCATCGAAACCTTGGGCTACCTGCAGCATGACCCTCATCAACCGGAGGATGTGCTCAAGGTGAACGCGGATGACCAGGGGGAAGGTGGAGATGACTTCTACGATGCGGCCCGCTACGGGCTGATGGCGATCTCCCAGGGAGCCGCCCCTTATCGGCCCATGATGCCAGGATATGCTCCTAAGCTGGCTCCGGCCCGATTGGGGGTCCCTCGACGCCGGAATGTTGCCATTGTGAGGAGTTAAGCCATGAGCAATGCTGAATACATCGCGACCTATCGGAGATACTTCAATGGGCAATTCTCCGAATTTCAGAGATCCATTACGGATCGGCAGAGGCAGTATGTCTTCCAGGCTGAAGCCTTAGGTTGGAACCTCTGCCGCAAGGCTGTCCAGAGCTTCGCCAATCGGCTGCAGCTGGTCAACCTTTCTCCCTTGCAGGAAGTGGATGCCGATGTCGCTCGGCAGATCTGGAACTGGCTCGCTAACTCCCGAATCGACATGCTCCAAAAGCAGCTTTACGAGGCCACAATCCGGGACGGAGCGGCCTACATCTTGGCTTATTTTGATCAAGAGCCGCGGATTACAGTCCACGAAGCCTATGACGGCCGAGCCGGGTTCGTTACGGTTCGGGATGGTACGACCAACGAAGTTCGCATGTTCCAGCATTTCTTCCAGCAGGAAGAAGCGGATGGGCTGGCGGACATTCGGGTGGAATATCATCCCGACCGCATCCTAGTTTATCGCGAGGATGAATTGGATTCGGAACAGGACTGGCCTTTGGGGTTTCCAGTCTTCGAGTTCCAATATCCAGGCGGAAGCAAGCTCCATCCCCTCCTGGGCATCCAGGATTTGCTGAACAAGAGCCTGATGGATCTCATGGAATTTGCCGACAAAGCGGTTTATCCGACGAAGTTCGTCTTTGGGGCCTCCCGCAGCTATGATGAATCGACCGGAGAGCCCATCCCCTTCGAGGTGGGCCCGGATGTGGTCTGGTCTTCCAGCAATCCGGCCGACAAAGATGTCCAAATCGGCCAACTGGAGCCCGCTCCACTGGATGCCCTGAAAGGCGTTATCGATACTTATCGGAAGATCTTCGTGGAGGTGGGCAACTTAAGCCCTATTGACTTCATGCATTTTGGGACTGAAGCCTGGTCGGGGATAGCCTTGGCGACCCTGGAAAGCAGCTTCCTGGCCGAGGTCACTTCAATCCAGATCGCTTGGGGCAATATCTGGGAAGATATTGGCCGCTATTTGGTTAAGCTCTATAATGCCCAACAGACCGGGCCCAAACTCGTGGAGGATGCCGGTTTGGATGCTCAGTGGAAGGATCCCCGGGTGAAGGATGAATCCTTCTGGAATATCCTGCAGCTGAAGGCGACTACCTTGGGCTGGAGTATCGAGCAGATCCAGCGGGAGGCCGGGTTGACGGAGGAAGAGATCAAACGAATGGCCTCGGAGCGGGCCTTGGCCTCTGAACCCCGGATGCGGCAGGTCCAGTCGCTATTCCCGCCGCAAAGTTAATATAAGAGAAGTTATCGGACGTCGAGATCCGATTCCCAAATCGTGAGCTTTTATGAGGAACTTCAGCATAGCACGGATCGTGGCGAGCCTTCGGACCCTGGATGAGCCCCTGGCCGAGATGGAAATGTTGGCCGAGGATTTCATGGGATTCCGGGCCTACGATTTGGTCTATATCGCCACGGCCAACCATCCGCTGCTAGGCACGAATGGACTCTTCGATTCCGACTGGGAGGCCATCCAGTTCCTGGATGAGCTTCAACCCGCCGCTGAGAACCTCTTCTTTGCGGCTTCTTGGCTGGGGCGGCAGAGACAGCCTTCCGTCAAAATCTACCAACTGGCGGTCCAAAGCAATATCGGTGAATGGCGGAATCGGATGCTATCCCTGGCATATCGCCAGAGGGCGGATACGCCCGAGTTGCTCCCCAATCTGGATCGGAAGCCGACTCGGGCCGAGTTCGCGAATATGGCCGGCAATCTCACCGCCGGATTGACCCGGAAATCCTATTATACCGCCCGCTTCCATGATTCCTCCGGGCCGGTGATCCGGCTCATGTCACCGGTGGAGCATTGTACGACCTGCCCCACCAAGGCTCGGCGTTACCCCTCCTGGGCAGATATGGTCCAGGAGGCCGGAATCCCCGGAGATGGCAGTGACGAATGCTTCTTCAATTGTAAATGTCGAGTCATCTTCCCGGAGGAGGTAAAAGATAAAGGCCGGGAGGCCAACAAATATCTGGACCTGGAAGATTTTGATGAGATGATCGCCGAGATCCGGGCCAAGGTGGGAGCCAAGCTGGGCGGAGCTAAAGTTCCCGGCGCGAAGAAGGCGAAACAACCTTCCGCCCCCTCCCCTCTTGCTAAGCAGGCGATGCAGATTATAGATGAAGAAATGGAGAGGATTTATCAGGAATACATGGCCTCCCCTCGGGACCGGTCGGCCGAGAAGAAGTTCATCAAGGCCATCCAGGAGAAGCGTGAGGAGAGGAAGGCTTTGGGAGTGGATGTTCCGGTCCGGCGGGCCGATGGGAAGGTTCGGTTCGCCGCTTATGCTCATCTGGACATCGAAACGGCTATCCAAAGATATATGGAAGAGGTCTGGCCGGAAGTTCGGCAGTGGGCCATGGATCGGTTCCGGCGGGCGGGCTGGGAGTTCGACTCCTGGGAGCAGATGATGGAGGATACTGCTCAACTGGTGGAGAAGGCTTTAACGACTTCCGAGCAAATACAGACCGAGACGGATCTGGAAGCTCAAGGCAAGTTGATCCAGAAATATTGGGAATACCGCGATGAGCTTTCCGAAAGGGAACGGATCTTGAATATGGCGATCCTGCATTTTATAGATGACACCACCGAGAAGGGGATGCCGTATATCCAGCAGTTTTCAGCCGAGACGGACATTACCAGGAAGGCCAAAACCATCTATGAGACCCCCGGGGAATGCAATTGGCAGAAGTACCACACCATCAGTCCTATAAATCTAGAGGAGGACCTCTCCGGGCCTGCACGATACCAGGCTTTGGGTGATGTCGGAGGCCACGATACGATCTTCCTAAATGATGAGACGAAGGACCCCATTCACTGGCATGAATACGCCCATCATGTGGCCGATACCTGCCCTTGGGTTCGGCAGCGGGAGATCGAACTGATGGATTCGCGTTGCGCCAATGAGCCGGTACAAACTTTCAAAGTTATCAATACGACCTGGAAGGGACGTCGGGACAAGTTTCCTTCCGCATACATGGGGAGGGATTATCTGTCGCCCCAAGGGACAAGGATCGCCACCGAAATCATGTCGGAAGGGGCTCATATCATCTACGGGAGCCTGGGCCGGGGCGGGTTCTCATCCATCAATTATGGATTGCATTATCGCGACCAGTTCAACTACAGTGTACTGATCAACATTGCAGAAGGCCGGGAAGACTTCATCGCCTTCTTCATTGGCATGTTTCAGGGGGTTTTCTGAAAAATGATATACATCTTGGAGTGGCGAGGCTACATTTTGAGGTTTGACGCCGAGGCCAGGAAGTTCATCGATCCGCCTATTGATGTTTCCTTTATGGAGTGGGAGATCCCTATTGCCATGTCCATTCTCACTCCGATATGGCCCAAGGGGGCCCTAGGGGTTCACCTTCTATGCGAGAAGTATCACATGAGATGTCTCAATTCGCCTCGTTTCAAGGCGGGACCAAATCCCGACGAGTTTGTGCCTGATGAAGGGTAACTTTCCAGAGATGAGCAGGCTGAAGAAAGGCAGCCTTCCGGCAAAGCCCGGTAAAGATGACGAGAGATGCCATTCCGATCAGAAAAGCAACGAAGATGGATGTGGGTCCACCATCCCGATATTGCGCGACGATGGGCCCACAAGTATGGCAGTAAGCCGCGACCATTGCGCCGTGGCAAGAAGAGGAGGAAATGATGGCCGACATTTCCATCTATAATGAAGTTGTTGCCAGCGGCATCGAGGGTTTCTCTGGGCCGCGGCAATGGGCCTTCTTCTCCTGGGCCGCCGAGAATTTGCCATGCCAGCGGATCCTCATGCTGGGGGTATATCGCGGCTTCGACATTGCACTACTGGCCAAGCTGCTCCTGGCCGCGGGCCGGGAAGAATGGCATATCGATGGGGTGGACCTTTTCAAGGATGCCCCGATCTCCGACTGGACCGAGGAGCAGAAGAAGAAGAAGAAGTGGCAATCGGCAATGGGGGTCCCGCCGCCTTCCCTCCAGGCCAGCCGCCAAAAGCTCAAGAAGGCCCTGGGCCCCCACTATGGCCAGGTGACATTATACCAGACTTCGGCTGAATCCTACCTGGCCCGCCGGCCGGAGGGGAAGTATGATTGGGTGTACATCGACACCAGCCATGACTATGAGAGCACCTTGCGGCAGATCGACCTTTCCATCCCGGTCGTCAAGCAAGGTGGCTGGCTGGCCGGGGATGACTTCGCGGAAGGCCCCCAGTGGCCCACTTGGGGGGTTCCGCGAGCGGTCAAAGAGAGATTTGGTGAGAAGTATCGACTTTTCGCCAACTGGGTTTGGTTGGCGAGAAAAGAAGATTATCTCTCTTGACTTTTCTTGACAAATCTGTTATAATAAGGATGGAGGATTTCGACATGCCCGATACTGATCCGGTTGATCAGCAACCGATTCCGCCTGAGCCGGAAGGCGTTGACAATCCGCTTCCCGCTGGTGAAGAGGCCAGCGTCCCCAAGATGATCCCTAAGGCCCGCTTCGATGAGGTGAACAACAAGTATCGCGAACTGCTTCGTTGGAAGCAGGAGATGGAGTCCAAGCAGGCCAAGGAAGAAGAGGAGAGGTTGAGAGCTCAGGCGGAGTGGAAGGCCCTGGCCGAGAAGCTGGAAACTGAAAGGAACGAATTCCAGCGGAAGGCCCAGGAACTGGAAACGGCAGTCCTGGAAAGGGACCGCCAGACAGCCTTCTGGACTGAAGCTGGAAAGGCGGGCATCCCTGGCGACCGGATTCCAGATGCCTACCGCCTGGTGGATTGGGTGGAAGGTTTGGATCCGGCAACTGCCGTCAAAGAACTGATCCAGAAGCGCCCCTGGCTGATCGGCCCTTCTTCTCCTTCCTTGCCACATCATCCAGAAGCGGGCAAGGGGCCCGGCGGGGCCAACCGCAGCGGGTTGGCTTCCGGGATTCGATACTTGCCGCCTGGAGTGATCCCTCCGCGGCAATAGGAAGGAGAGAAACTCATGGCTGATCAAACTGTAACCGCCGCCAATGTCAAATGGCTGGGCGGGACACCCCTCTTGCGCTTCAAGGCTGGGGAGACGCTCACCCACGGCATGGCGGTCGTCCTCGGAACCTCTGCCGATACAGTCCTCGCCGCCGACGCAGATGCTCAGGCCCGGGCTGGGGTCATCGGGATTGTTGTGGCCCACATGCCCAACCTGGCGGCCGATGCTTCCGTTGTCTCCGGGGAGATGGTGGACGTTGCTGTTTCCGGTAGTGTTATCACGGGCTTCTCCGGCATGACAACCGGAGCAGTTTTATATGCCTCCACCAACTCTGGCAAGATCTGCCCCTATTCCGACTTCACTTCGGGGGATTACGCTTGCCAGGTAGGTGTTGCCAAGAACGCAACGGATCTTCTGATCCTGTGCGGTGCCCGACCGGTAGCCGCGATTGCCTAGCTAGGAAGGAGGAAACGAACCATGTTTGGATTAAACGATATTGCAACCCTCAAGCTTGGCGATGGCATCGATTCGGCTATCCTGCAGCGCCAAGCTCTAAAAGATGGGACCACTTTTGAGTGGGTTCTCAACGAGATCCAGAATGCCGTCAATGCCTTCAATGCCGCGACGGATCCATTGATCGCCTCCCTTTGTGGGGTGACCGATGACCTGTTCGTTCAAGTCCCCCAAGGGACCTTGGAGTTCAGTGCCGCCAGCGAAGAAGCCCGGCCCTACGCCCAGCGGACTTCGGTCCAGGGCTGGATGCTGGAGCCGGTCCAGGAGGATCTGGAGCTTCGCTTCACTTGGCAATATCTGCGGAATGCCACCCGCAGTCGTGTCCAGGAGCAGATCCAGTTGGCGATCCAAGCCGCCCGCGACGCGATCCAATATCATGTCCTGCGGCGGCTGATGGTTTCGGCGGAAACCGCTGTGGAATCCGGTTATTCCCCCGGCCTGGCGAGTGGAAGTTCGCTGGTTCCCTATACGCCTCCGAAATATATGGGCCAGACCTTCCTTTCCACCCACAGCCATTATAACCGGGCCGATGGTCTGGATGATTGCGCGGCTGCAAATTCGGCGGACCTGATTGAGCATGGCTTCGCGCCGCCCTTTGTGCACTTAGTGTCGGCCGCCGACCTCACTTCCTGGCAGAGTGAAACAAACTTCATCAAGCCACAAGTGGGGCCGGTGATCCCATCCACGGCCGCGGCCTCGGTACAAGGGACTGAGTTTGAATACGGTCCCTTGGGGCTGTGGAACATCGGCTATTGCGCCGACGGTTATGTCCAGCCGGTGCCGCGGATCCCCAGCCAATATACCGCGACGGTGAAGAGCTTTGGGATCAACAACCCTCAGAACGTCCTGGCCGTCAAGTTCTCGGACGACTTGAAGGTTCCGCTGGCCGTGCGCCCAGATCGGGATCTGGTCTATGATGGCATCTATCTCTATCTGGAATTCTGGATCGGGGTCAAGAACCCCATTGGGGGTGCCTGCGCTTACAATGCCAGCTCCGGCAATTACACCGATCCAACGGTGAATCGGTAAGATCAGGAGGGATTTTGCCCATTAGGGCAAAGTCCCTCCCCACTAAAAAAAAGGAGGATCCAAGAAAATGGGCCGCAAACCCAGGTCCAGCAGTGAAGAGTATGAATCCCTGGAGGGCCAAATCGAATATCAGCGGGGATCATGCATCCTCTATTATGATCCGGCCACTTACTATCTGGAACCGAATACGAAGTGGGCCTTTACTGCCCCGGGGCGGAAGAGGCAACTGGACGAGAATGGGAAGGCCGTTCTGGACCCATCGGGCCGGGCCTTGACCCAGGAGGTGGAGGTCTCCCTGGTGGGGAAAGTCAAGCAAAACATCGCGGGCTGGGCCCTCCATGTCGGGGATGTCCCCGAGTGGGAACTGATGAATGGAGAGCGGATCGCCGTTAAGGACTTCCGCCGCTGGCTGGGAGATTGAGCGATGTGGCTTTCCACCGATGACCTCGCTGCCCGCTGGCCTGGCTGGCAGAACTTTTCGCCCTACCCTTCTGAATTGACAGAGGCGCAAGCCTGGGCCGAAATCCTTTCCCAAGATGCCCAGGCCGAGCTGGAGACTTTGATCCCGGTCCAATACCAGGATGAAGCCGCAACGGACCCGACTCCCTCGGCCCTGGTTGCCGCCTGTTATGCCCTGGTTCGATCCAAGATCAAGGACTGGTTCTATAACGCCACGGGCCGCGGCTCCCTGGAGGAATGCCAAGCCCTCCAAACCCTGGCCGAGACCATTGTTCGACGCTGGATCGAAGCCCAGGTTTCGGCCGAGGAGCGGGGCGGGATTGTTATGGATCGCATCCGGCGGAAAGATCCGTTCTGGGCCACGGATCAGGAAGAGGAAGTGGCCGATTACGACTTAAGCTAATGCCTATTGCAATGCGGATCAGGATGAGGAGAGATGGAACCTCCATCGCCCTGGACCTGAATGGGATCCGGGCGCGTCTCAGGGACCTGACCCCGGCCATGGAAAGGAGCGTGGCCCGCATCCAGCATGCCTACTCTGTGATCTTCAAGGCTTCTGGAGGGCATTTCGGGTCTATGACCGGTTGGCCGCCCCTTTCCACAAAGTATGCCAAGTGGAAAGCACGTCGAGCTCCGGGGGCTCCATTGCTAGTCCTCACGGGCCAATTGAGGGCTTCTCTCACTCGGAAGGACGCCCCTGGAGCGATCCGTATCATCGACCAAAAGGGGCTGATTTTCGGGACCGGCGTATCCGTGGGGAAGTGGAACCTTTATCAGATCCATAGCGAAGGCTTGCCGCCGGTACCCCGCCGGGATCCCACCCCCTCTGAAGAAGGGGTGGCCCTGATCGTCCATCGGGAGATCTTGCGACATCTACATCGGAGCATGTTCTGATGGGGACCTACGAAGTATTCAGCGACTTCATCGATGAGGGGGTCCGTACGGCCATTGATACCGCACGGGACGAGAAGGGTATGGCGCCCCTGGCGGCCTGGCAGGATGATCTACCCATTGTCCCCCTGAGGTTTGAGGAGTGGGAACAGTGGCTTCCCTTGGTTCCCACTCCATTTGGCATTGTCCTCTTAGGCGAGAATACCACTTCCCAGCTGATCGGCAGTGGCCGGATGCGCCGAAGCATGACGCTCTACGTTGCCGTCTCCGTGGAGGCCGCCAATGCGAACGAACGTTCGCAAAAGTTCGCCAAGACGGAAGACAGCACCGTGTCGGGCGTGATTGCGGCCCTGCCTGATTACTTTACAGCCGATCCACGGTATCCCCGGGCAGAGTATCAAGGTTGCCAGTATCTACCCTTTGAGACCCGGAGGGCCGACAAGGAGATCGGCCTTTGTGTCACACAGTGGGCCATTGAGATCATGGAGGATGTATAATGGAGCCGGTGGCAATCTGCTCCCTGTTGGATGATAGCAAGAAGGACCTGCTGCCCATCGTCATGCAGGCCGCTGGCAGGGTGGATTGGGGAGGCAATCCAGTCGCCTGGATCATTGCTGTTGCAGATGCCTCCCAGGAGGTCCGCGAAGCCTTCGATCCGCCTTGCCCGGCCATATTCGTGGATTTCCCAGAGGAGCAGAAGAGGGAGTTCCCGCCCCATCACCGAGCCCAGGATGCGAACCATTACCGCTGGATGGCTCGGCTCCGGGAACTGGTCCGATTGCAGGTGCTGCAGACGGACGCCCGGTGGGTTCTCTGGTGGGATCTGGATGTGGAACCTATTCATCCGGCTCCGGCTTTCTCCCTGCTACGAGAGGAACTGTTGGCCACCCAGGGGCCGCTGGCTCCCAAGCAGATCACGGCCCTGTTCCCGGACCGCTGGGTGGGCTATCCCCAGCCACGGATGTGGCGCTCGCTCATCAGCCCCAAACCAACAAAGGAAGATGTGAGCTATACCTTCATCTACCCTCCCAACTGGAGTCCGCTCAATCCCCGCGGGCTCACCCCGGTTTCCTTTTGTGGGTTTGGTTTCCGACTGATGGGCCGGGAAGTCCTGGAGAACATCAGCTGGCAGCAGTTCGATAAGGTCGCCAACTTGCTCACTGGAGAGGACGTATATTTCGACCGGCTCTGCGAACGGATTTTCGGGGTTCCGCTCTACTGTCATAGCCAGGTTCCATGCCGCCACTACCGGGACGATGGAAGCTATTTCGAGCCCTTCCTGCCGGACCATGGCATTGCCTGGGACTTCCGATATGTGGGCGGCCCTGAGGTATTGCTTTCCGTTGCTATAGATGCCAAGGGCCGGGACATCCGACTGCCGGTCCAAGCGGTGCTGGACCAATTGAAGCCGGAAGAGGAATTGATCATCCTGGACGGGGGCGGCAATATTTTCCCGAACTGGGATCAAATCCCGGAAAATATCCGAATCATTGATGTCCGGCACCTCCTGGATGGCCCTTACTTCCCGGAGGCCCGGCTGAAGAACCTGGCCGTCCACCTTTCCCGGCGGGACTATATTGTGCTGTTGAATGCCGACATTGTTCTGGGGCCGAAGGGACTTTCCCAGATCCGCCAACAATTGAGTGCGGATCCCAAAGCGCTGCTCACCGCCGCTACGGTTTTCCTGGATTGCAGTACAACCCAGAAATGGCTGGAGGAGGGCCAGCCAACCTTTCATGATCTACCACCTCTGCAGGCCACCGGAGATGCTTACGGCAGCCTCATGGCTGCCAGGAAAGACCTGATCGAGGAGGCCGGAGGCTTCTGCGAGGATTTCGTGGGTTGGGGAGCCTGGGACGATGACTTCGTCGAACGTTGGACCGGCCCCCACTATCAAGCCAACAACGTTTTTCATCTTTGGCATTGGGAGAAGGCTTTCCCCAAAGCCGCCCAACCGAATGCCATCGAGAACTTCCGACTGCTCCATGAACGCCACTGGGAGCGATTTCTGAAGAAGGAGGAACTGAACTATGCCTGCCCCTAACGAGTATGTCTGGAAAAGCGGGACTGTCACCTTCCGAGGGACATCCATTGGAAACTGCCGGACCGCCCGGCTGACCTTGACTGTGGATATGGCCGATTGCACGGCGGCTGGGGATAATGCTCCCCAGCAGACGGTGCTCCGCCTTGGCGGGGGCTCGCAAGTGGTCATTGACGGGCTGGAGACGGATCGAGCCATTGAAACCCTAATGGGCCAGCGAGGAACCTTGGTCATCCTGGATTCCTCGAGTGTGACCCAGTTCAGCTGCTCGGATTGTATCTGCAGCAATCTGGACAAGACGGACAGCTACAATGACGCCACGACCGTTGCCTTTACATTCTTGTTGAATACGCTGCCGACCACACCTGCGATCTCATTATAAAAGGAGGAGGAAATGTCCCGGATTGCCAACTTTTCCGCATTCCGGGCGTTGCTGGAAGCGCCTTTCCGGGTTGCCAGGCGGATCGATCCCATCGGAGTCGAGATCTATGTCCGGGGCTATTCCCTGGCGGAGCGGCTCCGTTGGAAAGATTCCTGGTTTTCCTGCCGCAAGGAGGAGGAACGGAGGATCTTCTCGCCGGAGCACTTCGTGGCCCATGTGCTCATTCGGACTACTTCCTGGGATGCCGATGGCCAATCGCCCTTATGGGATTCAGTTGCCGCCGGATTGCCTGAGCTGCTCAACCCCAATGAGCATCGGGGGCTTCCCGGCGGAGTTCAAACCGATCTCTTCGCAGCAGGCCAGATGGCTGCGGGATTGCCGCCTATGCCGGTACGGGTGGATGGCATGGGCGTAGGGGTGGAACCGCGTTCCGCCCCTACATCCGCCCCTACGCCCCTCGAGAGGCTGCGGGCAGCTTACTCCAAACCGGCCTGGTTTCGGCAGCTCATGCCACCAATCCAATCTGGGAATGAGCTCCTCATGGACGATTGGGTCCGGGCCGAATTCCGCATTCGACCCATGACCACGAAGGAATACTTCGAGGATATTTCGGCAATCCGCCCGGTGGATGGGGGACAGGATCGGGACTTCGCGTTGCCCGCCTTGATTTCGGCGGTACTCCTCACGGAGGACGGCGTCCCGCTGATCCCGCCGGGGGAGGAGGAATGGGTCTGGGAGCGGCTCCCTTATGGGGCCGCCCTAGCCATTCGGGAGGCTTCGGCTCAAGCAGCGGGCCTTACCGGAGGGGAGATCGAATTTTTTTTCAAAGGAAGAGGGAGCTCCGAAAGGACCGATGGCGGCGACAACTGATTGAATTCTGCGTGGAAAAGCTGGGGCGGCTCCCTAGTGAGATCGAAGCCCCCTTCTCCGAGCTGTTGACGGCAGCGGCGGCCTTTGTGGTCAGCTACGAGGAAATGGAAGATGCCCGAAAAGATCATCTTTGACATCCAGGCCAACGACCAGGCCAGCACGGAAGTGGAACGCACCATCCATGAATTGGAGCGGTTGAACGATTCGCTGGGGAAACTCAACCAGACCATGAATCGGACTTCTGCATCCGGCAACAAGGTCAAATCGAGCTTTCGAGGGACGCTGGAGGGCCTGGAAAGCCTGGGGCGGGCATCGCGAAATGTGACCTTAGCTTTGGGTGGGATCGGCGGCCTGGCCCTTAAAACGGCCATGGATTTCGACAAATACATGCGGATGCTGAAAGTCGTAACCGGAAGCCAGGAAGCCGCAACCCGGGAATTTCAGCAACTGCAGCAGATGGCGAAGTTGCCGGGGCTGGATTTAGAGCCTCTTCTGCAGATGATCCCTTCCCTTCAGATGATGGGGTTTTCTTTCCAAGAGGCTTCCACCATGATCCAGGGGTTCGGCCAGGCCATTGTCGCCCGGGGCGGGGATGCCGAGGAATTGTCGCGGGCCATGCTACAAGTCCGGCAATCCTTGATGTCGAACCGCTTCGCCATGGACGACATCCGGTTCGCCGAGGAAAACATGTTGCCGGTGACCCAAACTCTAAAAGAAGCTTTCGGCCTCACGGTGGATGAAATCCAGAAGCAGATTCAGTCGGGGAAGTCGGCCAAAGAGGTTTGGCTGGCTCTAGGGCAAGCTATGCTGGACAACGGCCGATATGCTCAAGCGGCGGCTGAAAACATGAATAGCCCCACCAATGCCATTGTCAACTTCATCTCCGCCCTGAAAAACTTGGCCTACCAAGGGGCCAACCAGTTCCTGCCTCCGTTGCAGGAACATCTGGATCAACTCACCAAAATTGTTGAGAACCTGGATCCCCAACAAGTGATGCAGTTCGCCAAAGCTTTCACTTACCTCTTGGGAGCCTTCGCGGGGGTCACGGTTTTGGGAACAGCCGCCGGATCTTTGAAGAATATCCTGGATCTGGCCGGGAAACTGGCACCGGCTCTGACAGCCCTGCGAGGCGCTGCCGGCTTTCTACAGCCGGAGTTCCTGGCAATCTATGCCGCGGCTTCGGTTTTGGGATATGCCTTAGGCCAGGACATCAAAGCTATCAAGGAGATGAGTGCGGCTTTAAAACAGGCATCCGACAATGCCCAGCGCTACAATGCCACCCTCTGGCAATTGGAGCAGCAGGGGGTCCTCCGCCGTGGAGCTGCCCAGCGGCAGAGGATGCCGGAACCTCCCCGTTGGTGGGAATTGATCCTCCCAGGGGAGCAGGCCGGAGAGAGGCAATATCGCGAGGCGATGGAGCAGCCCCTATTGCAAGAATTCACCGGGAAGCCGGTGGGAGTCCGACAGAAGATCATAGCGGAGCAGCAACAACAAGCGAGGAAGGCCGCCGCCGCCCAGAGAGCCGCATTGTCGAAAGCCAAAGCCGCCCCCCAAGTGAGGATAGGGGCGGAAGGTAGGGGCGGAGGGGCCCTCTCCCCCTATGCCCCTCCTGAGACCACTTCCTGGATGGCATATCCCGAAGCTCGATATGCCGCTTCCCAGTTGGAATCCCTGGATGAAATCCAGCGGGAAAATGCCGCTGCCGAACAAGAGCGGCTGCGGCAGCAATGGGAAGCCTGGCAAGCCTGGCAGCGGGAAGTCCGAAGGGCTGGAGAGCTACTGCAGGAGTATGGGCTGTCCAGGGCCAGGGAAGCTTTCCAAGAAGCAAGAAGCCGGCAGGAAGTCCAGGTTGCCTGGGAAGCATACGCTGCTAAGGTTGCCGAGAGGATTCAGTATCTGCAGCAGGTCGAAGCCGAGTCGATGCAGGCCGGAGAATATACCCAGGGGGTCCAGGCCCGCATAGAAGCCGAAAGGCTCATCCTCAATTCCTTGGATCTGCGGAAGGCCAAGCTGGAGGAACTGGCCCGGGCTGAGGAGGAATTGGCCCGAAAAACGGATCGGGCCGTTCAGGATGTCGTTCATACTTACGAAGATTTCGACCGACAATCCACTGAAGTTTCCCTGCATATACTAGAGAGCTTGGATCACATTGAGAAAGCCCTTGCAGGGCCGCAGATTGCCCCCAATCTGGCCCGGACCTACATCGAATTCCTGAAAGGGATCGGCGGCCCATACGCCCAAGAGGAGGCCCGTCGGGTCTTCTATGCAGCCTTTCCGCAGGCCCCCCAAGGGACTCCTTGGGGGCAACTTAAAGGTCAGATCCAACTGTTTCAGGCCCAAAAGTGGCTCCAGCGGGGCGGGCCGGCCGGCTGGGAGCAAGGTTTGCGGTGGCTGGAAGAGTATGCCACCGCGGGCCCGATGACGCCTGAAAAGCAACAACAGATCCAGGCGGCCTTGGCCATGCTGGGCCAGCCCGCCGGTGGGACCATGCTGCCCAGCGGCGAATATACCTGGCTTCCGCCACAAACCGTTCAGGGGATCTATAGTCAGATCACGATCCCGATCCAATTCAATGTTGACCCGGATTCCTTGGCTCGAGCGATCAGCCTGAAACTGCAGGGGGATCTGGCGAATTGGCTGAGGCCCATCTTCCAGAATTTGATATTATACTGATGGAGAAGGGGATGAGTGAAGACATTCTGAATGCCCTGTTCATGTATTATCAATTCAAATCCCTGTGGCTCAACAGGGCAGCCCATAGAATGGGGGAAGCCAATGGAGATCGAACACCTGACGGTAGCGATTCGCGAAGGAACGGAAGCCACGATCCGCCAGGTGCTGGCTACGGAAGCGCTCTCTGCAAATTTATCGCAGATCCGCGAAGAACTTAAGGCGGCCAACGACATGCTGGTCAAGCATGCCACAGATTGCCAGCAATGCCAGCGGAACATACAGGAGCTGAGGGACCAACGGGAATATGCCTTCCGCCGTCAAGAAAAAATATATGTTCCGATTATTGTCGCTATCATATCGGCTGGGATCATCCAGTTCATCTTGCAATGGATTAAGTGATGGAGAAGGCTTTCTGTGAAGTCTGCGACCGGGAAGTCCCGATCCGGGGGAAACCCCAAGGGGTTGTCCTCTGCCCAGATTGCCGGAGAGCCTTTAAGGACCGGAGGAGCGGCCGGTTCTTCGACCCGCTGAAGGCTGAACTCAAGTTCCATAGGAAGAAACCTTCATGTCGCAAGCTCTAATCCAAGCTAAAATCTACGCCGCCGGAGCTGAAGGCTATGCTTCATTGGAGGACTGCTTCCTGCATGAGTATCTGCCGCAGTCCCGCTTCTCCAGCACCCGGTCCAAGTGGAAAGGGATCGTGTTGGATGATTTGGTATTGATCCCGGATGGGGAATGTGTCCGGCCCCGCCTACTGCGAAATCCAGTGGACCAAAACCTCTCCGACTGGACCACTTCCGGCGGCACCTGGGAGGCCATCCAGTTCCCCTATTATGAAAAGAAGGTCCTGGTCCAAAAGGAGGTTTTGACCAATGGCGAATGGGAGGCTTCTACGGACCTCCCGGAGAACCCCCGCTTTGAACTCTTCTTCTATCGTTACGCTGCCCCCACGGGGCAGAATTGGACCCTATATCCACCTTATTCCCTCATCGAAATCTCGGAAACTTTCAGGATCTACGTGTCCGACGAGACGGTGGTAACCTACCTTTCCGATGAAGGCGAAATTGAGATTACCCACTTCCGCTGGGAAGTGGAGAACATGCCAGGATTCCTCTGGTTCGATCCGCTGGATGGGGGGATCTCCCTCTCCACCGATTGGGGGAATACTCGAATCTACTGGAAGCCCGACCCGGAGGCGGACCTGATCGTCCCGGCGGGGCAACTGAGGGTCTGGTCCCAAGGGCATGCCGCGATCTTGGCCCTGAATGAGCTTCTTCCCCTGGAGGAGAATGCCACCCTCACCTCGCCGGTGATCGGAACCTACGACAACTATCCTGATAGCTGGACCGTGAACGTTTCCAACTGGAGCCGATTGGAGCCGGAAACCCAACTGGCCGGGAGCGATCTTTCGGCCCTCACTCCGCCCGGCAGCCTGCAATACAAGGTGGACTTCTCCTCCCATATCGTTTCGGCCGGAAGCGATGACAATCCCGCCTTCATCCGTATTGCTCGAATCCCAGAGCTAAAGGCGGTGGACATCTATCAGACCGGGACCCTGATGGCCCCTTTGGACTGGGATGATCCCGACAATTACACCCTGGAGACCCAGATCCGATCCATTCAGATTGATCATTCCGCGGAGGCTGGCTGGACCGCTGCCCAGACTGCCCGGGTAGAAATCCCTTGGACCGACCGGGGCAACTTCCCAGGCAATTTTCAGTTCCGGCTAGGCATTGTCCAGCTGGACGATTACCGAGAGACCGGATTCAGCAATGCCTTCGTGGGGATCATCACGAGCTTTGAGGAGGTGGAGGGGCGGGATGGGAAGTCCTTGGTACTGCAGCTGGCCAACAGCCTGTTTTACCGGGCTTCCCGGATCAAGCAGGAGGAGTACTGGAAGCCCTTGGCGGGCATGAGTGATACCGCCGCCCGGAACCAATGGCTCCGTTTTATCGGGCTGCCCACCAGCCGGGGCAGTTGGACCAGCCGCGGGATCACCTTGCCTTGGGGGACAGCTCGGGAACCCTGGGGGGCTCCCGCGCATGGGGTCGAAGCCCTGGAGCTCCTGGGCCGGATCGATGCCGCCACCCAGTGCCTCACTTATTTTGATGTCCGCGACGGCAAGGCGTATAATATTTTCGCCGAAGACTTCGCGACCATCGGGACGACGATCACCTTCTATTCCAGCCGCAGCGAGGCCGAGGCCGCGGGGGACCGCTGGCTGGTCTGGCAGGATTTGAAAGTTTCCGCGGACCAGGACCTGATCACCCGCTGGAAGGCCATCGGGGAAAGTCCGGCGGGAACTTTCACTGAACGGTTGACGGACTGGGACCGGGAGAGAAACCCCAATGCCAATCCCTTCCTGGGCTTCCCGGCCTTGAATGTATTGGAGCCGACCTTCCCGGATCGTGCCTGTGCTCGGCTGGCCCTGCTTGCAGCCTACGATAGCAGCAGTCAAGCCTGGCGGAAGGTTTCCTGGATCTCGCCCGGGATCAAAAATGCCATCCCGCCCGCTTGGGCTTATATCCAAGGGAGCGACCGGATCGGGCCGAGCGATCCGATCCGGGTCATCGGTCTCACCCATATCTGGGAGGCGGGCCAATGTCGAACCGAATGGCAAGGCATCGCCTGGATAAATTGAGATGAGGGTTTATGACTTGAGACGTTTGTGGCGGAAGGACATCCGGGATTATGGGCCAACCCCTATCCTGGCAAGGCAGGAATGGATTCAGAACCCACCGGAATCCGATAGTCGCCGCGAAATGAATTTGGATGGGATGGTCTGGATCATAGGATACCATTCCATGGACGACACGACCTTCAAGGCAGGATAAGAAGATGGCATATCCGCGTGGATCCTGGTCAGGAAGGATAGGAATTTCTTCCTATGCCGCCGATGGCGACCCCATGTCGGCGGCCGATCTAGAGGCCGAAATGACGGTCATCCGGGCTTTGGCCCGTGGCCTGGCGAAGCTGATGGGCCCTTCGGCTGCGACCGGTTCCCAGATCGCCGGAACGAAATTCTCTTCCGGCTCCTCCGTCCCGGCCGGAGCCTGGGTCATCTTCGATAATTCCGGCTATCCCCACTATCGGGAGATCGGTGGGTCTACTCCCATTTATGCTGGAGCCTCCGGGACTTCGATGAAACTCTATGCCGTCCTCAAGCTGGAGAGTGGGATCAGTCCCGACTTGGTAGATTCGGACCTGGATGCGATTGAGTTTTGGGCTTACGGCCTGTCGGATCCGGCTCCCAGCCATTCCCTCTTGCTGGGCCAGGGGACAGGGGCTGTGTCTGGAAATCTTTTTAATTTCACCAGCTTCACTTGGCAGAGCGGGGCTTACCAGGTTTCACTGGATGATATTGCAGGCTTCGGGTTGGAATATGACACCAATGGCCGCCTAGCAGTGAATGCGGGAGCCCTGGCAGGAACGGGGCTGGAAGAGCATACCGATGGGACCCTGCGGATTGCCTCCAGCGCCGCCGGATTCGGCCTGAACGGAGGTTCCGGTGCAGCCTTGGAAGTGGACCTAACCGAGATCACCGGCGACGGGCTCACGGTAGATTCTAGTAAAATCAAGGTCCTGCCGGACGGGACGTCTCTTTCCGTATCTGCCGCCGGAACCACCATCGCATCCGGCGGAGTGGAGCCCATCCACCTGGCCTCGGACCTGTCGGCCCGAATCTGCCAATGCTCCATCACGGCGGGGGCGGAGAGTTCGGATGTTCGCAGGATCACGGTCCAGTTCCAGAATGCCGCAGGGAACAACATTGCTTATGCCTGCGGCGCCATCATCTGGCTATCGGATACCGACTACTCGGCGGCATTGACGTCCGTTTCCCCCTCGGCCTGGTCTGCCATTACCGGTAATCAATCTTTCATCGTCACAAATAAGTACGCGAACTTCGCCACGGGCAGCGGGGGATATTACCAGTTCGACTTAACCATCTCTGGAGCCGCTACCATCTACGTTCTTGTGAGCATCGGAGGGCGGATCTATTCTTCGGGAGCTCTATCATGGGCATGAGAACCTTTCCAGAACGCGGAATCTACCTTCCCCACGGGACTGGAACCACGAGGATTGGATTGCTCCCCATGCCCGCTGCCGGGGAGCGGATGGCAGCGCATGACCTCCTGGATTATTTCTGGTCCTGGAAAAGCTTCTCCCGGGCAGTCTTGAGGAGGATCCATGACCAGGAAGGTTTCCAGCTGGGCGGATCGAAGTTTGCTTCAGGTACACAATTCCCAGCGGCTGGCTTCTTCTTCTTCGATGAAGCCGGTTTCCCTTATTATCGCGAAACCTCGGCGGCTCAGAATATCACTTTCAACGATACCGACGGTACCCTGGCCCTCTGGGTGGTCCCGACCACCCAAGAGGCTCCCCTCTCCCGCTTGATCACTTCGGACTGGAGTGAAGTGGAGTTTTACGCCCAGGATGCAACCCTCTCGGATCCACCTGGAAAGGCGGGATTCAAGCTGGGTCAAGGGACGGCCGGCGGCTCTAGCTTCTCCAGCTTCACTTACGATTCCGGGAGATGGTATCCCGGCTACTACGACCTGGCTGGCCTTAATTTGGAGTATGATTCCAACATGAGGCTCCAAGTCAATGCAGGTGACCTCGCGGGGACCGGCCTGGAGGAGCATGCCGATGGGACCCTGCGGATCGCTGCTGCTGCCGCTGGCCTGGGCCTAGGAGGGGGAAGCGGTTCGGCCCTAGCATTTGATGGTTCGGAAGTCGTGGGAGACGGCCTGGAGGTGGCCTCCTCCCAGCTGCAAGTGAAGCTGAATGGATCGAACCTGTCACGCAGTGCTTCTGGATTGAAGATTGCCGATGGGGGCGTTTACTATACCCGAATCAACGATACCCTCCAGGATTTCTTGCCCACGAGCCCAGCCTGGACCATCGGGAGCGAAGTGGGGGACACGATCCGGGTTTCCTGTCAGTTCCGGGATACCGCCGGAAACAACCTTTCCCAGTATTGCACCGCATTTTTCAATATCTCTACGGGGTCGGGTGGAATGGCCCAGGGGACGGCCCTTACAGATGTCACCGTCGTCACCGGAACGGCCTATTGGTACATTGCCAAGTTCACCGCCCATATCGTTACCAATTCAACCGGCCTATTCGAGATTAACTTGAAATATACCGGCGGGGCGTTGACCCGCTATTGCAATGTCAACATCCTGGGGCGCAGGTATGCGTCCCCGGCGATTAATTGGACATAAACACCGCTTATCGGTTATCAGTTATCGGTTATCGGTTGGAGCCGCGACCATAAGGGGAGCAGTTATTGGTGGGAGCGGGGCACATAATGCAGAATGACCCCCAATTGATTCCGCCGTTCCCCTATCCAGGGGGAAAGAGACGGATTGCGCCTTTGATATGGCGGTTATTCGGCGATCCCGACGTTTATTTGGAGCCGTTTTTGGGGGGTGGCAGTGTTTTCCTGGCCCGTCCCTTTTTCGGTGGAGGGCGACTTGAGATCATCAACGACAAGAACGGTTTCGTGTCGAACTTCTGGCGATCCGTGAAGTATAAGCCCGATGAAGTCATAGAGGCCATGGATTGGCCCAATATCGAAAATGACTTCCATGCCCGGCATATTCGGCTGACGATGGAATACGAGAACCTGGTCCAGCGGCTGGAAGGCGACCCGGCCTATTGCGATCCCGTCCTGGCCGGATGGTGGGCCTGGGGCGCATCCTTATCGTTACCTTATTTCCCTTGGGGGGCGTCCACCAATGGGCCTTGGGTGGTGCGCGATAATCTTTTATGTCGGAGAAGCGACCCATCCGAAATCGGGATCCATCGTAGCCACCCAGAGTTCAGGCCGTATTTTGTCCCGGAGCTGTTGATTCGGTGGTTGTCGCAGCGATTAAAAGGGGCTGTGGTTCTTTCTGGGGATTGGAAACGGAGCGTTCCCAGCAATATGCTTCGCTGGAAGAAGATGAGCCGGGAAAGGGTTGCTGTTTTCATGGATCCGCCCTATACTCAAAATCCCGAATGGGACAGGGAATGTTATCTACATAACAATGTTGATGGGAGCGAAATTTTAGAATGGTGTTCCAAGGCCGGAGCCATGCCTGGCGTCCAAATCATACTTTGCGGATACGATAGGGACTGGCAGGAGTTGGAGGCATTCGGATGGAAGCCCTTGCGCTGGAAGATCCAGAATGCAATGAGAACAGCGAACAGAAGTTCGCAAACCTATCGCCAGGAGTGTTTGTGGCTGTCCCCCCACATAAAAGGGGTTATGCAATTGAGTTTGTTCGAGGCTGAAGAAAGGCAGCCTTCCAGCTCTGCTGTAGCTTAGGCAGGACTGGTAAAACCAGGTTAAGATGGAGAAGCCATGGTACACATCCAAGACGATTTGGGGAACGATCCTGGCGAGCCTGGGAACGGCTCTGGAGAAGGTCCCCGACCAAAAAGTGGCCCAAGTTGGCCATGCCCTCAAAGTGCTGGGCATGCTCTTGGCTGGGATCGGGGTTCGCAGTGCTATTGGGAAGCTATACTGAAGCTCCCCTTATGCTTGTTGTGGATTGTTATTTGCCTGGTAGTGATTGTTATCGCTGCCCCGTTTCTGCTATGGGAATATCTGGAGGAAAGGCGAAATGCTGTTTGAGTATGGCGAGGATTATAAAATCCATCCTGAGGGAAACTACGTTGGATCCCTGAAATCCTGGAACTCCTGGGAGACCGACTGGGGGCTGCGCGTTCAATGGGTTTTCGAGACGCCGGAAGGTGAAGTCTCGGTTTGGACCGGCAGGAAATTCCATCCAAAAGCCAGCCTCTACAAGCTGGTATCGGCCCTGGGAGCAACGCTGCCCAGGAGCCCGCAGGAGGCCGAGAAGTTCGATCCTGAAACCCTGATCGGCAAGAAATGCGGCCTCAAGGTCATCCACCGGGACAAGAATGGAGCCATCGTTGCGGCGGTGGAGGACTTCTTCCCGATCATTGGAGTATCCTCCTCGGGAAGGCAGCAGGCTTTGGATTATAAGGAGACGACATGACCCCGGAGAAAAAGAAGGAACTGGTGGAAGTCGCCAAGAAGATCGCCCTGCGAAAAATCACCTCATATCGCACCCCAGGCTCAAAGAAGAAGCCGGTGACCTTTGAATGGCGACCTGGGTATTGCGCTCGGTTCATCCGGCAGCTCCACGAAGCGGTTCTGGACTTGGATAGCCATACTTGGAAGTACCGAGCTGACTCGGCCCGGGGAATGGCCAAGCTGCTCTATGCCGACGGGAAGAAGGCAGCGGTTGGCGAGAAAGTGGAGTTATCGGACCTCCAACCGGGCGACTTGCTATTCTGGAATACCGGCAAACATGGCCACGTGGCCATTTACGTCGGGAATGAAACAACGGTCGAGAATACCTCCTATCATTATGATCCCGCCCAGGGCGCGATCCGCTCCCGAAGGCTCACTCCCGAACGGCTGAAAAGCATCCGGTTAGTGGCGAGGATCTAGCATGAAGATGTGGACAGGCCAATACTTGGTGGAGAACACCCAAAGCGTCTTGGTGGTCTTTGGTGGGGTCGGAAAGGAGGATGTAAAGAAGGACATGAAGCCTGCAGAAGACGCGAAGGATGGGAGGAAATCCCCGGAGGGAGGAATAGGAGAAACACAACGGCGCTGAATTTCAGCGCCGTTGTGTCTTATTGGCCATGCTTCTGGGAGAGAAAACCATAGTGTATGGCACGGTCTTCCCAGAAAATATATTGATTCCGGTCGCCATGATCCTTATAGATTTTAGCGATATTCTCAGCCTCTTCAGAAGCCCCACCCCACCACCCTTGCGATACATAAAACGCAACAAGGCCAATCTTATGCTCAACTTCAGCTTGTTCTTCCGGCGCGAGGGCAACAGGAACTGATACCGATTCCGCCATTAGTGGCGTCGGCTTCCTTTCAGAAAGACCGATCTTAACTGCCAGCATAGCTGCAATGAGCACCAGCACAAAGGCAAACCAGGGGGAGACCTCAGTACCCCATCTGGAGGGCTTCTCTTTAATTGGGCCTCCCAGGTGGACAAGTTCAGATCTTTCTTTCTTCCTTTTCAATTGTCCGATGTATGCCATTTCCCGATACCTCCTTCAGGAACATTATACCATGCCAATGTTACAAACATGTTTCGTCCCCCTTAATGGTGCTTTAATCCCATCGCCGGGGAGAAGGGGACCGTAACGAGGGAGAGTGGGAGAACGGTGAGAATGGTGAGAATCGGGAGATTCTATAAAACTCCTATGCACATACCCCCCCCTTCCTCCCCTTTCTCTCCTCCTCTTGTACCGTAAAACTTATGTGGATTCTCACCATTCTCACCATTCTCACCATGCTGTTTTCCTCCCCCTTAGCCTGGCCTCCTCCCCCCTACTTTGGGTTGTTCCCCTTAAGGCCATAACGCTGCTGTCCCGGTGTTAATTCGGTCCAGCGGCCTCCATATATTAAGATGTAGCCCCTATCGGCATTGGCGCAATGCCCGATCCGATGTCCCAGGAATTCCATGGGATCACCATTGGCGGGGCCTGCCCCATGGGTGTGCCACTTGCCGCACGGCTCGCACCATACCTTCCATACTCTCTCATTCTTCCCTTCCACCAGATAGGCGGGCAGTTCTGGGAAGTTGTCGTGGATCTCTTGAAAATATTTCATCACAGTCTCCTTTCTGGATTGGAATTAATACTCTATCCAATACATACCATGTCGTTATAATATGGCCCCCCCTTCTCTCCCCAATTGCGATAACTTCACAAAAGAATCGTTCTCAAGATTCTCAAATCCCAAGGTTCATCGGCCATCCCCCGCAAAGCCACTCCCCATGCGGCTTTTGCATCCCCCCCCTTGAGAACTTTGAGAATCTTGAGAATCTATATAAGTAAGCATATAATACTTTTCTATGCTATGGGGGAGGGGGAGGGGGGGCATGTGTATATAGAGATTTATAGGTTCTCAAGATTCTCAAGATTCTCAAAGTTCTCAAGGCGG